TTCTTTTGTTAGTTTGGTTCTTGCTGCGATGGAGAATGTCCCATTGACAGTTTGTTCTGCCAAAATAATGTCATATAGATCTTCGCCATCATATGTACCAGCAAACTTTACATTATCAACAACAGCAGATGCAAACCCCTCTGCCGTATTTTGTGTAATAGACTTACCGACAAGATCTTCTGGATTACCAGAAACGACCTTTGCTTTTAATGCATAAACCTGAATCCACGTAGATTCAGAACCTTTTAGTGTTGAATCTCTAGGATATGCAATTTCTGGTTCTGGATCATCCTTAATCAAACATTTGAATAGGAACTGAATAGACCTATCAGTTCCCTTAGCCTGATAGAATGATGAAATATTCTTAATTAGAGTTCTCTTGTCAACTCCCTCTTTTAAATATGCTTCTGGGAAATCAGCAAGATACTGCTTCTCAAAACTTTTTACTAATGCATATAAAAATAGATTACTGATATTCTGTACAGTAGATCCATTTACATGAGTTGCTGCTTGTGTAGTAACAAATGTGCTTTCTGTATATAAGTCGCCAAGTTTTGTATTACCACTCACACCACGACTTACTTCTAAAAATTGAGTATCCGTTCTTTCAGTATAGAAACAGATCTCATCATCAATTTTAATATATCCTCCGTTCTTTGGGAAGGAGGATGCATCATCAACTGTAATTGTAGTAGCAGACGCACTGAGACTACCAATCAATGTAGTAGACTGCTTGAGAATATTTTTCTCATAAAAATCAATATCACGATACGTCTCAAGGTTCGTGATAATATCAAGTGGTTGTCCTTGTAATTCTAGTTGCTCATAATATTTTTTGACAAACTTTGTAAAAAGTTCGTACTCTTCATTGATGAAGTCGGGTAACTGAGACTCAACTAGAAATGAGATTTTTTTAGCAGTTTTCAACATCTACTACTACTCTTTGTATGCTACAAATGTACTCTTTGAGATATCAACATCTAAGTATACCTCACGCTTGACTTCAATATCTTTGTTAGCAGGTTTTACTCTCAGTTCAACGCGATTGTCCGAGAACGAACCCTTTAAGATAGTGAAATCATATAGTTTGATTTCGCCTTTTGCATAATCAATATCACCGACAGAATCATTAAGGAGAATTTTTTCTCCAGTTAAAGAATCTAGTCTATATAGGACGATTTTGCCATCCCTATCCTCTAGATATGAGGTGTAAGTGGGATACTCAAACACAGTCATACCAGTAGAAGAAACTACAGGATCATCGCAGTCTTCTAAGAATGCATTTTGGTAACAAATTTCGTAATATGACGATGCATTAATCTGTGCATAAAAATCTTTTCTGAGAGTGATATCCGTATCATTTGAATTTACAGACCGATCACTATTATCAATAACTCCAATAAATTTGCTATATCTAAACTTACCGTTGAACTTCTCAGTCTGAGATGTCTTCAAATACTCTTGAACGGACTTTGCTGCGTTATCTGAAACCTGTGTTGGTATCATGTTTGTCTTCGTGCCATCAAAGTAGATCTTACTATTGAGTTCAATATACAAAATTGATGGATCAATAAACTCTGGTTTTACAGACGCAACTGTATACTTTCTAAGTTCTGTTGATAATTCATTCTTTGTGTATGATGACAAGGATGCTGCTTCAGTCGGTTTAATAGCAATGAATACCTTACCATATGCAGGAGGTTCTTGATCCTCACCACCAAACACAATGATGTCGCCAACTGATGGATATATGTTTCTTACAATTGCCGCATAGTCATTTGCTGTTACTGCTCTGTTCTGAGAACTATAGAACTTAGGGGCATTGAATTTGATTTTTTCAATACTTTCAATATTGGCACCACCAGTAGCAACACTGTTAACAACAATAGAACTTACTCCAAAAGGAATTCCTATATTTGCATTATTCTCATCTTGAAGTCTAGCACTAAAAGTAAAAGACTTTGCTCCATTGGTTTCCGCTCCACTGGTTTGGATATAACTAATTTGGACTACTTCACCATTTGAAAGCTTTCTTCCCAGTACACCATCACCAAAAAACAATTCATACCTTTCGTCTTCAATTTCACTGACGAAAAATACTTTGTCTTCCGCACCAATATCTAAAATACTGTCAGATCTCTTATACTCTTGATAAGTAGTTGAAGTGGTTGAATCAAAAATTTTAACCTTCAACGTGCTTAGATCAGCTGAGGGGTTTGCAATGGTATACTTCTGATTCTTTAAAGAGGAATTAACAACGGTATTTGATTCAACAATAGACCCTTCGTAAATATCAATATTTGTTATTGAAGCAACTCCATTTACGACGGGGAACGTCTTATCTTCCCTCAAAATATAATTGTATAGCGAATTATCATAATTTGTGATAAAACCCGTTCCTTTCTTGATAGTAACAGATGTGGGTGCGGAATTTCCAGTAAAAGTTACGTTGAACGAAATATTTGCCTTTGGAGCGGTAATTGACTTTGGTGTATATCCAAGTTGTTTAGCAAGAGAAACAACATTGTCACGCAACGTTGCAGAATCCAAAAACAACTCATTCACCACCATATTAGTGTTGAATGCGGTGTAATATGTGTTATACGCCAGTACGTCCAGCAACTGACTTAGAGCAGATGACTCAAAATCATAGTCAGTAAAATCCGACTGAGCTCTCATGTAATCTTTGAGAGCATTCTTGATTTGGAGGAAATCTAGATTGTTTAACTGGGTATATGGCATTATCTCGTCCTAGACAGGAAGAACTCTACAGCAACGGGTGGAATATCGGAACCTAGAATCTTGTACGTAATCTCAACATCAAATCCATTGTCATCATAATTTGGATTTGTTTCAGTTGTTAGCAGTTGGACCCTTGGTTCAAATGTACTAATAGTATATCTAACACTTTGTGTAATCTGACCAGCAGTAATTGGCGACATTGGTTCAAACAAAAAGCGGCGCAAGTCCGAACCATAGTCTGGTTTGAACATACGCTCGCCTCGGTTTGTTAATAATAAATTACCAATCGCTTGTTTGATGGCAGCAGCATCCTTGGCAACGACAACATCGTCCGTTACTGGATGCTTCTTAAAAGAAATGTTTACATCTCTAAATGAGATATCTGACGTTGCCATCTAGAGTACACGAAGTCACTAGTTATTTAGTGTCTTCGGTCCAGCGTTCTACAAAATCATCAAAACCACCTGCACCCCCGCAAGGACGCTCAAGACGGTTCTCGGGAAGTGGATATAGTTCCTCCTTCCTTTTTGCTCTACGTTGCCTTGCAGCGGCGTCTAGCAGTCTATCGCTATCAGTCTCAGTGATGAGAGTCATACCCTCATCAATAAAATTTTGACCTTTATCTACTGGTGAGTTGCCCATCGTTTCCTCCGTTACTTAGTATCTAGGTTTTTAATCTCGTACATGTAATGATCCGATGTTTCAAGTTTACGTTTGTTCTCAACTGAATAAACAGTCAGATCAATTTCATAACCAGGGTTCTTTTCAATTCTATTGAATACCCATGCATTATCATACCAAATGATACGATTGTTTGGATATGCATAGTAGTTGCCAGTCTCTACCTTAAACAAGTGAGCACATTTATGCTCAGGTGTCTCAGAAAAGTTTAAGTCTGGGACACCCTTGTTCTCCCACGACCAATCCAGAGTAAACATATACGTTCCCAAGACTTTCTTGCCATCTGGACGAATTAATTGTGCATCCAGATTAGCAAGACGATGACGCCTCTGAACGTCCACATAGGGCGAGAAGCAGTCCCAGTACATAATGTCCTCTAGAGGTTCTATCTCTGCGTCAGGACGCCAGCAGAAGGCATGTAGAGGTCTTCTAGTCCAGTTTACACCATTCTCTAAGAATGCCTCAAACAAAGGCACTCGTTTCTCAATACTCGCAACACTGTGTACATCGCATTTCGTTACTTCTCCATGACCTTTCTTGTGATTAAACAAGAACTCATTACGCATGTAACAAGACCAGTCGGGGAGACTGTGATTTAAATACGCCAATCTCTTTCTCCTGGGAAATAATAATCCGTTAGTTCTACGTCAGCAGGAATGTCCTTAATAGCGTAGAGTTTACCCGTGTCCTTATTATAGGCAACATTTGGGTCGTGTGAGTGATTTATATAATATTGAGGACTCAACTTATCTAGATCACTATCAATCCAGAACCCGTCCTCGTCACAATACGTTAACGTCGCTAGTCTTTCACGAATACGTGCATCAACCGCTGTCCATAATACATACTCGGTCTTAGCGGGCGTAAAGATACATGTGTCTTTTGGTATATCAATTAAAGAAAAAACACCCACCCCGTCACAGACTTTACTGGGAGCGAGATAGGTGTATAGAGTTAGAGAATACATTCGGAGTTTCGGCGCTACGGTCTTCAACCCCTACCTTGTCCACGATAACGCTTCTTAGCGCCATTACGAGATGTTGCAGACAACTTGGTATGCTGTCCCATACCCTGACGACTCTTCTTGGGCTTAGACTCAATAATCTTCTTACCGCTCAGACCAACTTTTGCTCGTGCCATAATTTTTTATAAAACAGTTCGTGAACCAATTACAATTGTAGGATAACTTGTAGGAGATGTCAATGGATCTGACAAAATATCTCGGAGAGGAGGCACTGTGGGAGGTTCTGCAACCATCACATCACCTGAAACAGCAACTCGCACGTGATTCCCCTGTCCATCCCCAAAGAACACCCTAGGATTCTGACGTGCCTGTAACTCTGGGCGTTGAATCTGGGTGGGTGATGGGATGCCTGGCGGAACGGGATTCGTGCCAGGTACTGGGGCATACTCAGAATTCTCCAAATCCATAATCATGATCGGGAGAATATTTGGATTGGGTGAACCATCCGCCAACGTCTTCCCCTGACCGTTTGTGGTCATGATTGCTCTGTTGCCCTCTGAGTCTCCTTCCAAGACCAACAGAGTCCCTCCTATGGGGGTCTGAGGAAAGATTGTGGTGCCTAGTACAGACAACTGGTCTTTCATCCCAGGATTGACGATATCACCGAACATTTCTTAACTCCTCTATAGAATTATGCAAGTCGTCAAGCGTCTCCGCTATAGTCTTGTAGTTCTGGCATTGGGGTGGCTTGTACATCAACTGGGGGCGTTCTAATAACGACACCTTCTTCTCCACCATCGTCAACCTCTCTAGCAGCTCTCGGAGTTGATCGCTTAACTTCTGCGTTGTCAATTGGGGATCTTGAGTCATTGTCTAGTCCTGCAAAACGGCGTGCTGCTGCTCCTTCAAACTGATCACAGAATGCATCAAAGTTCGCAAGGATCTCTTCATACATATTCGGATCGTATTGGGAAGTCATAGTTTAGCATTAGGTCCGTGGGGCAAATTGGGTACAGGCGAATCTGCATGGGGGAATCGCGTTGCTGTCTCAAGTTCAATGACTTTTGCTTCAAGACTAATGAGACGCTCTGCGAGTTCCTCAATGA